ACGATCATGTCATGCGTGGGAGTCAAAGCCAGAGCATTGGCCCAATGCGGAATCAGTGTGATGTACAAATGTGATGATGGCACATTTGTGGATGCCATCAAATCCGATCTGCCTGGTGCAAGGGACAAAGCCAAGGCCAAACAAGTATTGGGATTGATTCAAGACCCCAACAATTTCCAAAACGCATATGAATTTTGGTATCAATGGTCGATGTGGCAAGACTTGGCTGGCGAATGCTTTACATTGCTTTTGAGAAAAGATAATAAAGACTCGATGCAGACCCCAATCGAGATGTATAACCTCGATGCCACATTGATCACAGTTCAAATGACCAATTTGCGGTATCCAAGCTATCGGATGTCCACTCCAACGTATGGTTTCAACATGGATGAGCCATTGCTACCATACCAGGTGATTCATATCACTGAGGCAGCGTGGCAAGGCTCGGCTGGTTTCAATAAAGGTATTTTGGCCACCGAGCTGGTGGCACTCGATACTGACATTGACCTATATGCCAACTACATCATGCAAAATGGTGCCAAGCCTAGTGGTCTATTTAAGACAGATCAGGTCATTCCAGACATGAAGTACAAAGAGATTGCAGCCAGGCTAAAAGAGGCGTGGGCATCGATGACTGGATCCAAGGATACCGACTTGAGCAAGCCAGGCCAAGGAATGCTGCTCGATCAGGGCATGACATTTGAAACAGTCAAAATGCTGACCTTGCAAGATGCTGATGCAGCCAGATTAAAAGACCAGACCACCAAACGCATTTGTGCATTGTTTGGTGTGCCAGCACAGCTGCTGGGCCTTGAAATGGGCAAATACAACAACACGCAAACATTGCTCGATGAATTCTACAAAACGACAATGTATCCGATGATCATTAACATTGAGCAAAAATTCAACAAGCAATTATTCAGGGGATACCCAAATCTTTGCATGAGATTCGATACCAAGGACTTTTTAAAAGGTGCTGCACTCGATCAAATGAATTTTGTCACTGCTGGTGTTTCAGCTGGAATATTCACACCCAATGAGGCCAGAGAATATTTGAATATGGCCAAGGTCGATGGCGGGGATGAATTGCCAGCACTGAATCCAGCTGGCATTTCCAAAACCAATGTGCCAATTTCTGGTAAACCAGTGGCCAAAATCGATCCAATTGCTGGGTCCAGTCCACAGGACACTGGCGGTGGAGGTGGTTCAACGGCTCCAAAATCGGCCATCAATACAGCCAAATAATGAACAATACAAAAAAAATAATTCGGGTTTTGACTTCACAAACCAAAGTGGCTAGTGTTAAACTACCACAAATTCCCGAGAAAACCCCTACAATACAAGATAATAATCAGTCTATACATAATGGGGTAATCAATGAAGCAAACATTGAATTTAATTTGCGAGGCGAAGGTCAGTCTAAAAAAAGAGGCAGACCAAAAAAACTCACCTAGTGGAAAAATTGCAGCCAAAGTCACCACCTGGGGACCAAGGGATGGCGAAGACGGCAGAAAATTCAATTACCAGCCCGAGGGATTCATGGACTGGGCCAATGAATTTGCAAAATCTGGCAAACCATTGCCAATGTTTTTGAATCACAACGACATGGGAATGCCAGTCGGCCAATGGGATTCATTCCAATTTGATGATGATGGAATGTGTGCTGAAGGCAAATTATATTTAAGCACTGTCGGTGGTTCCGACTTATACAACGTCTTAAAAGAATCACCCAATATGTTTGGTGGCGTGTCTGTCGGTGCATATGCTGACGAGGCCATGATGGTGGATGCCGATGGCAATCCATGCGATGATGACGATGAAGAATCATATTTCCAGATCACCAAAGGCGGTTTGCGTGAGGTGTCTGTCGTTATGTACCCAAACAATCCAAAAGCGGAAGTAATGAATCTTGAGTATTTCGATGGCAATGGCCAGGCGAATCCAAGAATGATCGAGAAAACTCTGCGTGATGCAGGATTTTCACGAAAAGATGCGACCACTGCATCTTCAATACTGAAGAAAATACTTGAGCAGCGTGATGCCGCCAAGCAAACTATTCAGGAAACCCCAAAGCCGAGCGAATCGGATGCGGTGGTCAACGAGGCCGATTCAATTCTTGAGGCGTTAACGCACAGAGAATTGTTGAAAGCATTATCCAAGCGTCTTTAATCAAGGAACACATCATGTCAGTCGATAAAATTCTAGAAAAAGTCGATGCTATTGAGGCATCAAATTTGGCAAAGATTGAGGAAGTAAAAACTCAAACTCTGGCCAAAGTAGAAGAAATTTCTGTTGCAACCACAGAGAAATTGGCAGCCATCGAGGCCAAATTGTCTGAAATCAACACAGCTCCATCAATCATCAAGCCAGCGAAAACCATCAAAGGTGAAGTGAATAAGATGGTGCGTGAGCAGCTCAAGCATTTTGCCAAAAAAGGCAAAATGGAAAAAGAAATCAAATTGTTTGAGTCTGATGACCAGTATCAAGCATATTTGCGTGAGAGTTCATCTTTGACTGGTGGCGGCTACAATGTCGGCGGTCGGACAGCATACGATCCAGTATTCCACACATTGCGTTTGATCAACCCCATGCGTGGTTTGTCCAGAAACGTGACCACTGAAGGTTCAACCTATCAGTTCAGAGCTAAAGTCGGCAATGCTGGTGCAACTTGGGGCTATTCCATTCAAAACAATGGTTCAGCAACAACTGAAGCGACCAACATTTGGCAATTGGTTTTGCAAGACTTGAATGTGCAATTCCCAATTCGTACAGCTGCACTCGATGACATCGATGGTTTAGAGGCCAATGTGGTCGATGATATGTTGATGGAATTCAGCCAGGTCGAAGGTCAATCCATGATCCAAAATAATGACCAAACTGATAGTCCCAATACATATGGTGGTACTCAAGGTTTGCGTGGTTTGAATCAATATGCAAATGCTGGTGCAGCAGCCACATATACTGGCGGTGCAATCACAACTGGCGCATTCGGCACATCAGGCATTTCAACCAGCAATGGTTTGAATAGTTTGGCTGTTTATGACCAGCTGACCACCAATAGCAATACAGTCGGTGCAGCCAATGTGACGTATACCGATGTGGTCAATTTCATCTACGCATTGCCACAACAATACTGGACTCCAAGCGCAAAATTCTTGGTCAATCCATTCATGTTGTCTCAAATTCGTGGTTTGAAAGACTCCAACGGAACACCAATTTTCGAGCGTATGCACCCATTGAACGATGGCCCAGGCACTGGCATCGTGGGCACAATGCTTGGTTTTGATGTGGTGGTCAACAAGTATCTTGATAATCCCTCACAAACCACCACAGCATCAGCTGGTACATTGAACAAGTTCCCAATGTACTTTGGGGACTGGCAACGTGGCCACACCATTGTGGATCGTTTGAACATGATCCTACGCAGATACGATCAGACATTGCCAGGCTATATCACATTCTTCGGTGAGAAGCGTTTGGCTGCATCCAATGTCGATCCATTGAGCATTATTGCTTATCGTTCAACTGCTACGGCAGCAAACTAAAAGTGTGGGGGAGCATTGCTCCCCTACCTTTTTATCATTAAATTTTTTGGGATTATTTATGAGCACCAACATTATTCTTGAGGCCATCCACAAATCACTGGTTAAGCAAAAACGAGTGACTGTCAATTTGAAAGAGGCATCGGCACTCACTGGCTCAGGTAGTAATGTCGGTGGTCGTGTTATTTATGATGATGCGTTTGCATCATTGCGTTTGGCCAATCCTATTCGTGCAGCTGGCGCACGCGTGATCCAAACGATTGGATCGGATGAGGCGTTTGTGGTTAAAACTGGTAATGTGACCAATGCGACAAACCCATGGGGCTATACATTCACACCCAATGTGGGAACACCCAATACAGCCACATCATTTTGGCAATTGCCAGTGAGAGTGGTTTCTGCTCAAGTCCCAGTCAGGACAGCAGTTTTGAGTGACATTAATGCACTTAATGAAACCATCATTTCTGATGTCGGTTTGGAATTTTCACAGCAAGAGGCATTGTCAATGATGCTGAACAATGACCAGTCTGGCTCGACCACCACAACTTATGGCGGCACTCAGGGATTGCGTGGTTTGAATTACTACACATCAGGATCAGCAGCTGCATTTGGATCAAATGGATCGGCCATTACCAATGGAATTCACACAGTGTTGACAGTGGCATCCACCACTGGCGGTGCAATCGTTTATAACGACATTGCTGCACTCAATGCTGCATTGCCACCCCAATACTACAATATGCCATCCACTTGCTGGATGATGCACCCCAATACTATTGCTTATTTGCGTGAGCTAAAAGACTCTGGTGGTTTGCCATTATTTCTTGAGATTGGCGATAAAGACGGCTATTCAGTCGGCAATATTTTTGGCCATCGAGTGATTCCCAATCCATTCATGGATCAAATTGGATCGAGTAAGCTGCCAATTTATTTGGGCGCATGGGAATTATTTGTAACTATTGCTGACAATGAAGAAATGTCATTCCAATGGTTTGATCAAACAACACCAGGCTCAATGGTGCTATATGCTGAAAAGCGTGTTTGCAGCACAATTCGTGACGTATATGCTGGCGTGAGACTTTCAACTTAAAGGCTCAAAATGGCACTCGACAGCTACGTCAATGGCCCATACTTGGGAACAAGTAGGAATCCATTTTCCTATGAGAAGATCGAGCAAGTCACTCGGGATGTGTCAACTCCTTGGTTGACATTGACACAGATCACCAATCAGCTCAATTTATACAATGACACCAGCCAAGATGATTATTTGTCTGGATTAGAAGTGGCCACCAGAATGATGGTGGAAGACTTTTTGGGCATGAGCATATTTTCCACCCAATATCGAGTCTATTATGGGGCATGGAATGGCATGAGTGGCACTTCAGTGTGCTTGGATTTGCCCGAGGTTACCCAAGGCTCAACTGGCGTGACAATCAATTCTGTGGGCTATTGGACAACCACCAATCCACCGACATTTACCACATTGGCATCGACCAATTATTTCTACGATCCAACTGGCAACAAAATCATTGTGACTGGTATGCCCAGCGAGATCAATCAAGTGATTACCAATCCGATTGTGGCTTTATACACAACGGCAGCCAGCACATATGCAGCATACCCAGTGATTCAACAGGCTGGATTGATGATTTTGACGCATTTATACAATAATCGTTCAGATACTACATCAACCAGTTTAAAACAGATTCCCATGGGAGCTGCTGCATTGCTCAGACCCTATAAACCATTGGTGCTATAAATGGCCATTGCAAGATACGAAAATATCAATGTCAACAATGTCACAGCTGGCGTGGATTCTATTGGCCAGCAGACAACGACCATCACATTGGCATTTTCGACTCGAGCATTGGTTCAGGATGTCAGAGACTCAATGGTGGCATCCAAAGATGATCGAGCCTATACCAAGCAAGTTCGTTTTGTCTTAAATTTCACTCCAAACACATTGGCGGTTTCATTGAATCAATATCAATATTCTATCAATTGGAGAAACAAGGATTATCGGGTCATGGATGTTTTGGAATCCAATGATCGTATGAATGTGACTTTTGTTTGTTATCGCAACGATCCGATTACATCAGTATGACCACCCAGCAAAATGTCATCAACTATGCCCAGGCGATTCAAAATCAACTGGCTGCCACTGTTTCACCAGTGCCAGTGTATGCAAACTTCAACAGGAATTTTGCAGAGCAAACCCAGTTTTTGGTTTGGCAGCTGCGGAATGTCCACCAGCCAGTTTATACAGGGCCGAGTCAATCCAACAAAGGGATTGACACACCAATTTTCCAGACATCGGTTTTTGCCTCAGACATGAACAATTGTTTTAGCATGACCAATCAGATACTTCAGGCATTGCATGGATTCTCAGGATTTTTTGGTGTGAAAGGGTCGTTTGCTGGTATTTTTGTGTCGAAAATTGATATATCGATGCTATACAATACCTATGATGACAATGTAAAATTAAACCAAATAATCTTGGATTGTCGGATGGACATCCCATGTTGATAAAACAAAACAATTCGTTTAATTTTTCTCAAAGGATTTAATCATGGCATTACCAAATCAAGTCTTACCAGGCTTTGCAGCGTCACTCTGGTGCCAAACTGGAGCATCACCCACAGCATTGACATTGACTCAATTGTCCACTTGGACTGGCCAAGTCGCTGGCATTGTCGGCACCATTGCCAATGGCACTGGCTCTACTGCACAGCAATTGTATGTTGAAGACATCCCAGCATTTGGCCAAGATGACGCATCGGCCAATTTCGGGGTTGCTGGATCGAGACAGTCAGACATCATCCCAACTCAATCAAAACCCACATCGATGACGATTGTGGCAGCATGGAACCCATCAGATGCTGGTTTGCTTTTGATGCGTGCTGATGCCTATTCTGGCGTGATTGATCGTACTTTTGTGATTGCAGCAGTGGCTGGTGCAAATACTGTGGCTTATGCTTTTAATGGCCGAGTGTCTGAATTCAAAATTGAGACAAACACTAAGGCCGAGGCAAAATGCACATTTAGCATTCATCCAAGGGGCAACCTATACGGCTGGTCTAACAATACATAATCAGGCAAAACCATGATTACAGTTCAATTTGCAAATGGCAAAACCTATCAAGTGGAAGATATTGATGAGGCTATTGCCAAATGCCTGGCTGCTGGGGATGACCCATTCAGACCCATTATTGTTGAAACACCAGAAACAAAAACAGAATAAAACACAATGACAACAATACAAAACAATAATGATCTTTTGGGATATTTAATAAACCAAGCCGAGTCTGGTAAAAAGGACTGGTTTGGTTTTTCCCAACAAAAAATCACTGGCATCAATTTGGCGTTTGATATTGCCAAAAACCATGCCGACTCGATGACTCCAGAGGAGGTGGTTGATTACGTCATCCAGCTCAATAGTATGATTTTCAAGAAAATCATCATTGGAAAGCTCAATTAAATGTCCACCGAAATCAAAATTCAATGGAGTGGATTCAAAGAATTTGATGATTTGCTGAATCAAATTGATGATGAATTCAGCGAAAAAGACACCAGAAACATTTTGAGAAATGCTTGCAGATCGGCCATGAAACCAGTATTGGAAACGGCCAAGGCATTATTAACAACACACATCGACACTGGCCAGCTCAGAGCATCACTCCAAATCGAGGCAAGAAAACCAACGGCCAAGGATAAACATTCAATATATACCACACCGACCACAATTATGATTTCTCGGGTCACAGTGGCACCAGGCAATAAATTTGTGGCAGATGATGGCGATCACAAACAATTGTCCAAAAAATTCAAGAATGTTAAAACCAAACAAACTCAGCATATGCACAGTGATGGCCGAGCATTTGCCATCGAGTTTGGAACGGCCAGATGGCTCAAGGGCGAGGGCAGTCCATTCATTCGACCAGCTCTAGAAAGCAATGCAATTCAAGTCACCAATTCATTGGCTGGTGATTTAAAAGACGCATTAATAAAATACAAATCAAAACACATGGGAACAAAAAAATGAATCAACTTGCAAATGCTTTTGGCTCCAAATTTGCCGAAAATAAAGACTCACTCAGGATCAAATCATTTGAATTGAATGGCCACACATTTAGAGTCAAAGTCCCATTGACAGCTGAAACTGATGCCATGTTTGAGCGAGTCAAGATCATTGATGAGGCCAAGGCCGATCAGTTTTATCAGGAAATGTCCAAGGAGTTTATTGATAATCGGGTCAAATATGAGAATGATCCAGATATTAAATACCTTGAGAATGACATCGAGGTCAAGGAAACATCGATCAAAGAGACATCGAGAAACAAGGTTTTGACACAAAACAGGATCACTGAGCTGGTACGGCTGCTGGTGCCAGAGAATAAAGACTTTGACATGGCCTCGATCACTTATGCTGACATCGAGGAATTATTTCCATTTTCGATCCAGATGGAATTGATCGATCAAATCAATAATGTGATTTCACCCAATTATTCGGCCACCAAGGGAAAATAACAGGATCGGTTCGTAGGCAAGTCAAAGCCTACATCACAGCCCATGGGGCCGATCCAGCAGCAATTGATGAGGGCACATTCAATGACATTGCCATCATGTATGCCGATGGCTTAATTGGCAATCGTGGGATTTTGGAGGTTTTGGGGAACCTTACAGCTGGTCAATTTAATAAAATGTTGTCGAAAGGCAAGTCACCCTATACACTCGAGGATATAATTCCAAGGGCTTATGACTACATTTTCCCACCATTAAACGAAGTGGACAAACAGGAATTGGTGAATCAGAGGCTTTTGGCGTTTGTGATGATGGCACCAAACTGCCCAACACATTTATTTGAGGTTAAATAATGGCCAATATTATTGCTGGTTTAGGTGCCCAACTGGGGCTAGATACCACCGAATTCAGAAAAGGAATTTCTGAGGCCAAAAACTCACTCAAAGATTTAAAAGAATATATCCCAGAAATATTGTCGGTGGCTGCATTTGCTGAAATGACCAGGGCAGCCATGGAATTTTCAAATAAGATTGTGGAAACTGCCAAAGCCAATGATGTGGCCACAGCATCGGTTTTGGAGCTGGCCAAGGCTCTTGAGGAAAATGGTGGTTCAGCTGATGCCACCAGCAAAATCTATTCTGGATTCACATCCAAGCTAGAGTCAGCAGTCCAGGGCAATGCCAAGGCTCAGACATCATTTGAGAAATTAGGGGTTTCCCTTAATGATTTAAGGCATTTGTCTGAACAGGATTTATTTGAAAAGACTGTATCAGCTCTTGGTAATATGAAGGATTCAGCCGAGAGAAATGGCCTTGCATTTGAAACATTGGGGAAATCAATTAGGGGAGTGGATCTAAAAGGCTTGGCAGCCACTATGGCCGAAAGCAAAGGCACCATGGACAAGTATGCCAATTCTATTGAACAAGCCCATGAATTGTCACTTAAACTTGAGGCTGCCAGCAGAAACCTATCATTGCAGTTTACCAACGCATTTATTCCGACAATGAATGCTGTCTATGATAGTTTTCATAAAACTGGCACCATGATGGAAATGTTTTTTGGCTGGCTCAAGATTGGTGCCCAGGCAATTGGCGATTTTGTTGAGGCAGCTGTCACAGCATTTCAGCATTTTGGCAGCATCATTAAATTGCTGGCCAAGGATTTATACACTCTTTTTGATATTCGAAGCTATACCCAAGGCACATTTTTCAAGCAGCTCACAGATAATCTGAATCAATTCACCACAGAATGGGCCAAGGATTCTGACGATTATGTTGCATCACTCAAGAAAATTGAGGAGGCCAACAACAAAGTCGCACCTAAAAAACCTGAAGACAATATAAACAGAACAGTGGTGGCCAGCTATTCTGGCCAGCTATTGGCAGAAAAAGAATTGTTTAATTCTTACAAGAAACGATCAGATTTGAATTTGGAAATGCTCAAACAAAAAGAAAAAGACAAAGAGATAACCAAAAACGAAAAAGAAATGCAAGACGCAATTAATAACGTCTTGAATGAGCAGCAAAGAACAATTGACGATATTGATAAAAAGAAAAATCTAATTGACAAAAATAAACCAGGGGCCAGCCAAATGGCTGCTGAATTGGACAGACAAAAAACATTGGTTCAGATATCCACCGATTACTATATTGGTGAAACTAAAAAAGTGGTGGCAGCCAATCAAGAGGCCAGAACAAAATTCAGCACTGGCTGGAATGAGGCATTTGCTCAATATAAAGAAAATGCCGAAACCATGGCCGATGCTGGCAGAAAGTCATTCAATACAATTGTGGATTCAATGTCAACAGCATTGGAGAATTTTGCAAAAACTGGAAAAATCAGTTTTGCTAGTTTGGCTGCTAGTATTATTAAAGATTTGATTGCCATTCAAATCAAAGCTCAAGCAACTCAATTATTTAGTAGTTTGGGTGGAAGTATATTTAGTAGTGCATTTCAATCAAGTAATGTGTCAGTACCAGGTGAAGGCACAATGAGCATTTCCAGTTATTTTGGTGGGCCTAAAGCAGCTGGTGGTGATGTATCTGGTGGAACACCATATTTGGTGGGAGAACAAGGCCCAGAATTGATTGTCCCTAAAGGATCAGGTACTGTGATTCCCAACAATAAATTAATGGGGATGGGTGGAACAAATCAAAATATCACCAACAATTACATCAATGCAATTGATACCAAATCATTTGAGGATCGGCTATATGGCAGCTCTGGAGCAATTTGGGCAGCTAACCAATATGCTACCAAAAACATTGCCACAACGAGGAGCAGAACATAATGGCTGGTTTCCAAAACATTGTTGATATTCAACAAAAGATGACAGTAAATAATCGTAGGATGATTGGCCAACAAGTGTCACGATCAGGACAAGTCACAGTGGCTCAATATTTGACTTCAGTACCATGGGTTTTTACAGTAGTCCCACATAATTTTTTGTATTACCCACAGGTCAGAGACATTATTCAAGCCATTGATAATTTGGATCGGCAGCTGCCAGACTACATCACATTTGCATCGAGCCAGCTGTCATGGTTTACACAAAACCAAGGAACGGCCACAGCAGCCACTTTAAGCGGTACACCAACCCCAAACAGCCAGGCGATCAATTTGTCCTCAAATGGCAACTATAAAGCTGGGGATTTCATATCCATCAATGGTTATGTTTACAAGATTACCAATGATTCAACTGGATCATTAATTTACATTAATCGGCCATTGATTGGCGCACCAACATCATCGGCACCAGTGCTATTGGGCAATGCGTGTTCGTTTTATGTGGTGGCCGAGCAATGCCCAACATACTCATTGACACCAATGACCAATGGGGCATTTGTGGAATGGTCTGGGCCATTTGTATTTCGTGAATACATTACAGGATAATTATGTCAACAGCAATTGCAGCACTTGGATCCAGTTCAATTCGATATGCTGAATTTGTCGAATTGATTCTTACAGTTTATGCTGGAGAATTTATTGTTGGCAGCACTTATACTATTTTTGTTGTTGGCACGACTGATTTTACAGCTATCGGTGCATCATCCAATACAGTCGGAGTGACATTCACGGCCACTGGCGTGGGATCAGGAACAGGTAAAGCGCAGCAGATATTTACATTCTGTAATGCAGCTGGCCCAGTCACAATCAATGGGATCAGATATGCTGGTTATGGCACATATCTTGGCGTGAGTGAAATTCAGCAAGATATGAAAGCCAGTAGTGTGGATATAAAGTTATCTTTGTCTGGACTAGATATCAATGTGGTTTCACTGATATTGGCATCACCAGTCAAAGGCAGCACTGTAAAAATTTGGCGTGGATTTCTCGATGCCAACAATCAAATTGAAACCATTGGCGGTGTACAGCAGTTTTTCCAAAGATACCAAGGCATCATCAACAATGTGGCCATCAATGAAAATTTTGATGATCAAAAAAGGCAGCGCACTGTTGTTTGTATTGTGTCTTGTGCATCGATGCGATTGGTGCTGGATTCAAGGCTGGCTGGAATTAAGACCAATCCATCCAATTGGCGGTTTTTGTATCCCAACGACACCAGCATGGATCGAGTGCCAGTGATTGCATCGACTTATTTTAATTTTGGCCAAAACCCAATACCAGGCTCGGCCACCAAAGTGGTCGGATCCACTCAAACCAATCCAGCAGCACTGGTCGCATTTTCAAAAAATTCATGATTAGACTGGCAAACAAATTTGATATTCCAATTTTGATTGCAATGATTGAGGAATTCTCAAGAGAAACATTGATTCAAAAATACAAAGATCAAACATTGTGGGATAAAAAATATGTGGGGAATTTGCTTTACAGTTTGATTTTGGGTCGAGGTTTTATTGTTATTGACGAGGATTTGAATGGAATGATCATTGCCATGATTACACCAAATATTTGGTGTCCAAAATCAAATCAACTCAATGAGCTGGCATGGTGGGTGGCTCCAGAAAAAAGGAATGGTTTGCTTGGTGGCAAATTATGGCTAGAATTTAACAAACAGGCTCAAAAATTATTGGATGAAAAGCGCATCGATGTAGTGATGACATCACTTATGGCCAACAGTCCAAGCATTGATTATTCAAAACGTGGATTCAAACAATTGCATACAACTTTTTTCAGAGAATAAAACATGATTGAATCAGCAATTGCAGCGTATGAGGCATTCTCTGCATGGTATGCCACGGCTGGGATAGCAACACAAATGGCAGTGACATTTGCCATTTCAGTAGTTGCATCGAGGATATTTGCACCCAATGTGCCACAGGCCCAACAAAACAATGTTAGGCAGCAGGTGCCACCAGATCCAACAGCTGGCATTCCATTGGTTTATGGTGATGCATACACTGGCGGTCGGTTTTGTGATGCGGTTTTATCACAAAATCAAAAGCAAATGTTTTATGTGATGGTGATTTCAAACATTAGCCCAAATGGCCAATTTATTTACAATTTGCCGACACCAGGCAATCCATCCAATTTTTACTATCAAGATCAGATCATTACATTTGATGCTTTATATCCAGCCATGGTATCTACTTTGACCGATGGTGCAAACAATGTAACTCCATTTGCAAATCAACTGTATATCTATTTGTACACATCTTCCCCTACTGGCACGATCACACCGATCAATACAACTTATATGCCATGGGAAATAATGAAATATGATTCTGGCGATGAAAATACTTGTCCATCAGGACAGCAATGGGCCAGCACTAATCGAAATATGAATGGATTGGCGTTTGCCATTGTGCAGTTGGTGTATAACCAAAATGCACCTGGCACAACTTCATTGCAGCCAGTTACATTTTATGTGAGCCATTATTTGAATGGAGCTGGATGTGCCAAGCCAGGCGATGTTTGGTATGACTACATTACCAATCCGATTTATGGCGGTGCCATTGATCCATCATTTGTCAGCTCTGCCTCGGGCGCAGCTCTGAATGCTTATTCAGATGAATTGATCACCTATACACCAGCAGGAGGTGGCACAGCATCACAGGCCAGATATAGATTTAATGGTGTTTTGGATACTGGCCAGACTGTATTGTCAAATATCGATTTGATGATGACTTGCTGTGATTCATGGCAAGCATATCAGGCAGCCACTGGATATTGGCAAGTGGTAATCAATAAAGCTATTTCACCATCATTCGCATTTGATGATAATAATATTGTTGGATCAATCACAGTGGGGGAGCTGGATATCACCCAAATGGTGAATCAGATTGAGGCCAAATTTAATGATTCAACAAATAGGGATCAGGCTGGTTATGTGAATCTACAAACCCCAGCCAATTTGATATATCAAAACGAGCCAGTTAACAAATTCACTGTTTCATATGATTTGATCAACAATTCGGTTACAGCTCAATACTTAGCCAATCGGACACTTGAGCAAAATCGACTTGATTTGATTGTCAGTTTTTCCACCAATTACACTGGAATTCAGGTCAATGCTGGCGATGTGGTCACAGTGACCAATTCAAGTTATGGCTGGACAAATCAGCAATTCAGAGTGATGCAAGTTAAGGAATCATCATTGCCAGACGGAAATCTTGGTGCAGCAGTGCAGCTGATTGCTTATGATGCAAATGTTTATGCCACTGGAGACATTACTCAATATCATCCAACACCCAATTCGGGATTGGCATCACCCACCTATTTCAGCGCATTGGCTGCACCAACAATTTCAGCGCACCATGAATCGGCCACTCAACCCAATTTTGATGTGCAAGTTTATATTCCAATGGTGGGAAGAATTACCACTGGCACATTGTTTTATACAACAGTATCAACTCCATCACCATCGGATTGGAATACTTGGATTACATCAACCACATCAAATAATCAAACAGTTCCAAATAATAGTTATTATGTGTTTTCTGATTTGGTTTTACCAGCTGCAACATATTATTTTGCTTATACAGTCGGCAACGATAAAACATCATCAACATTAAGTCCAATATCTACTGCATTTGTTTGGGTTCCATTGTCTACTGGAGCTACTGGGCCGACAGGGCCAACAGGCAATACTGGACCAACTGGCAGCACTGGGCCGACTGGAGCAAGCGTAACTGGTGCAACTGGCCAAAATGGTTTGGCTGCCATCACTGCATACAAACTACAAAGTCAAACATTAACCCCACCAACATATTCAACACCCACATCGGGAGCAACTGCACCAAGCGGATGGTCATTGACTGCACCAACGGCCACAGTTGGCCAAGTGGTTTGGTATTTGATGGGCCAATACAATTCCAATTCAGTATCTTATGGTGGAGTACCAGCCAATTCAACGGCATGGACTGGGCCAGTGGCTGCATCAATATTTCAAGACATTGAGTCAGATAATTGGACTGGTGGTACTCCACCAACAACTGGTCCATTTGCACCGATTGCCTCACCAGGTTATTACATTCAAAAAAATACTGGCAATATGTATTTAAACAGTATTTATGGCCAAGGCGTGGCCAGATTTGATGGTCAAAATACTGCATCAGGCATTTCAGTGTCTGGATATGCTGCGGTGGTCGGCAATTTGTCTAATATTCAAAATTATGGTCTTTATGGGACTGCCAATGCAGCTGGTAATTCAGCTGGAGTTTTTGGATATAACTCAAACACCAGTTCATATTATTCTTATGGTGTATTTGGCCAAAATTCAAATCCATATTCTCCAGCCATTTATGGATATAACTATGGTGGAGGAACAGGCATTCAAGGAGTTGCAAATAGTTCAGGAATTGGCGTTTATGGGAATTCTTCATCAGGCTCTGGAGTTGAAGGAGATTCAGTCTATGGAGCTGGAGTAAAAGGGGTTTCCATTTCAGGAAATGGAATACAAGGCTCAGGGACTTATGGTGTTTACTCTACAACTGCATTTGGCACATCAAGCACAGCATTTGTCAATAATTTGTATTCTCAATATACTCAAAATTTAGTTGGCCAAGGAAGTGGCACATTGCTTTATTTTCAAACTGGGCCAACAACTGGAGCCAGTACAGCGACATTTAATCCAGCAAATAAACCAGGCTTAACAAGTGGCAGCAATACCTGGATTGAAGTTATCATCAACGGATCATCTTATCAAATACCAGTGTGGGCATCATAATGAGCAGAACAATCACAATTCCATTGACCTCAGTCACTGAGGATATCAACGACATTCAAGAGATACCAGGCGTTTGCGTCAGGTTTTTAGTGGGCAATAAGGATTCCAATAATAATTGGATTCTTGGCCAAACAATGCAAACATTCATTGTCAATGGTGATGATTACAAAGAATTGAATGGCCCATCCACATCATGGGCACCAGACAAACCAACAGGCACATACAGAAATGACGATTTATGGCATTATGTCGATTTACAACGTGCAAAAACCTAGTTAAAATATCCAAACAATATAAAACTCTATAAAATCATCCGTTCCTAGTGAGTACATAGGGAACGTCACTACCTGAGTACAGGGATTTGAACGAAAGCGTAGGGTAAGATCATCGCAGTCTTTAATCAAAATACCCTGAATCAAATTTCAGGTTTTAATAATCAAATTATTGCTGGTGAGCTGGTTTACGACCAAAAAACCTATTGGAATTTGACTTGGACAAATTCATCTGGCGCACCATTGAATTTGACTGGTGCCACCATAACGGCTCAGATTGTCAGACGTGAATTGTCCAATATTATAGATACCAGAAATGGACTCACATTTGATATTGCCGACTACACACCAACACCCACACCAGTTAGTTTGACCATTGCCAATTTAAATGCCACGGCTGGTACATTTACATTGGTGATTGATGACACAACATGGTCAATAATTGCAACCGATCCAGAGCTGGAAATTAACGCACAAAATCCAGTCGGATTTTCAGGCCGAATCAAAGTGGCCATGCCATCATCGGGTGGCACTCCAGAGGATGATTTGATCGTATTCTTGCTATTCTTGGTCAGATCAGACGGAGTGGTGGTGATATGAGTGATGTATCAGTCAAAGTTGTTGATTCCAATAATCTGACACTGATTGTCACTCCAACAGCTCCATTAACTGTCACAACCAATCGAGGTGTTGGTGGACCCACTGGACCCACTGGACCGACAGGTTCTATTGGACCAACAGGGCCAACAGGTTCTACTGGACCCCAAGGCATTCAAGGCACAATTGGGCCAACTGGACCTCAAGGAGTGCAAGGCATTCAGGGGATTCAAGGCATCCAAGGCCCGACAGGAGCAAGTATTACTGGACCAACTGGGCCAAGTATTACTGGACCAACTGGACCGACAGGCAGCAGTGGGACAAATGGAGCCACAGGCCCAACTGGGCCAACTGGCAGCCAAGGCATTCAAGGAGCCACAGGCCCAACAGGACCGACTGGCAGCCAAGGCATTCAAGGTACAACAGGACCGACTGGTCCTTTTGGCCCAACAGGGCCGACAGGCAGCCAAGGAATTCAAGGGGCCACAGGGCCAGTTGGCAGCATTGGTCCAGCTGGGCCAAGCACAGTAATTTCAAATTTAGATGGCGGTGCCCCAAATTCAAATTATGGTGGCATTACAAGCATTGATTGTGGTGGAGTTTAAAAAATGGCAGTACAAATTCAATACAGACGAGGTTCATCAACAGATTGGTCAACCACAAATCCAATTTTGGCGATTGGTGAGCCAGGCTATGAAACCAACACTGGAAAATTCAAAGTTGGTGATGGTTCCACTGCATGGAATAGTTTGCCATATTCATCAGGACCTACTGGCCCATCAGGACCAACAGGGCCAACTGGCAGCCAAGGCCCAACTGGACCGACAGGCAGTCAAGGCCCAACTGGACCGATAGGCAGTCAAGGACCAACAGGACCAACTGGCAGCCAAGGCCCGACAGGACCAACTGGCAGTCAAGGCCCAACTGGACCGACTGGCAGCCAAGGCATTCAAGGTACAACAGGGCCGACAGGCAGCCAAGGAATTCAAGGGGCCACAGGACCAACTGGTCCATTGGGGCCAACTGGTCCTCAAGGAGTTCAGGGCATTCAGGGTATTCAAGGAGCCACAGGTCCAACAGGCCCAAGCGTTACTGGTCCCACAGGACCGACAGGATCAGCTGGGCCAACAGTTTATCCAGCAGCTGGCATTGCAGTGTCAACGGGGTCGGCATGGGGATCATCTTATGGAACAAGTGGTGCAAATTCAGTTGTTTTAAGAGATACCAATGTCAATGTTTCAGCCAATACATTTTTCACTGGTTTTAGCAATGTTGCTGCCGCAGGAACAACCACAGTTTTAACTGTAAGTTCAACTTATAATTTTGTTGTCACAGGGTCTGGCGGTCAAACTTACCAGTTACCCGATGCGACAACTTTACCTAATGGGGCAGTTTATACATTCAACAATAATCAGAGTTCTGGAACAATTGTTGTTAAAAACAATTCAGGAACTACTGTTGCGACTATTCAGTCAGGCGGTTTTGTTGAAGTTTTGTTGCTATCTAACTCAATTTCAGCGGGTTCTTGGGATATCCACAATCAAGCGCCATCTAATGTTTCTTGGTCAACCAATACTTTTGATTATTCTGGATCAATCACATCTGCGACTTGGAATGGTGCAACTATTGCAACCAATAAAGGTGGAACAGGTGTAACCACATCCACAGGGTCAGGAAGTAATGTACTGAATACTTCTCCCACATTCGTAACACCAATCTTGGGAACACCTACAAGCGTTACTCTGACAAACGCAACAGGCTTGCCTCTGACCACAGGTGTGACAGGCACATTGGTAACAACCAATGGCGGTACTGG